CCATCGCCAGGTTGATGCGCACGAAGAAGCTCGCCCAGTGCTGCAGCTGCGGCACGGCGGCGAGGCGCTCGGTGGGGCGGATGGTGTGCGTGCCATCGAGACGCCACGAACCATCGACTAATAGCGGGTTGAATGCGGCATAGATGCGGCGCTGGTCGGCAGGCTCGACGATCTCGGCTTCCACGCCGATCTGCGCAAGCGCCCGGCGGATCGCCCACGGCGTGCCCTTCTTGCGGTGCAGTGCGATTGATTCGCGGATGAGAGCGCGGCGCTCGGCCTCTGTTTCGGCGAAGCGCCAGCCCTCAAGGCCCATGATATGGAACTGCCGCGCAAGCTCCGGCAGGAAGGCCGCCGGGACGGTCTCGATGAGATAAGTCAAGAGTCCAGCGAGCGGCAGCTGCTCGATACGCTGCGTTGCTTCGGAGAGCGGGCCAAAGCGCGCATCGAGCGCAATCACATCCGGAGCGAGCCTATCAGCCATCGGCGTAGCCTCCGACGGTCACGGCCACGCTCACGGCATGCGCCCAGCCGTGCTCTGGGATGATCGTGTCCGCATTCGGTGCGACAAGATCGACCCGGTGCACACCCTCGACATGCAGCGCGGCGATGATCTGGGTGCGCACGATGTCGGCCCCCAGGCGGCGGCGCATGGCATCGAGATGCGCCGTGAGGCTTGCTTCGGCAGCGGCGCGCACGGCGGCCGCGTCGAAGCCCGCGCGTATCGTCAATGCTGCGCTGACCGTGAAGGGGTAGTCCGCCGGATCTTCAACGCTCACTTGATCACAGATGGGGCGCGCATCCTCGGCAGACGCGGCGGCGAGCACCAGCGCCTTGATTGCGGCGGAAGGCAGGCCAGTGTCGGTCAGCGGGTAGAGCACCACCTGCCCCGGCTCGGGCGAGCGCACGGCGCAATCGACGATGGAGGCATGCGCGCGCATCGCATGATGCCGGTAGGCCAGGCGCGGCCCCGCGACGCTGAAGGACTCGGGCGCTTCCAGGATGCGCGCGCGCAGCCGGTCGTCACTCTCGCCCGGCAGACGCGCCACGCCCACCAGCTCGCCCAGATAGTCGAGCATGGGCGCGCGGGCAAAGCGCACGAGATTCTGCCGCGCGACGTCGTTGATCGCGGCGCGAATGAGCGTTTCGCGGTAGGCGATGAGGTCGATCAACAGGCGCTCGATCTGCGCCGGGTAGAGCGTCTTGCCGGTGGCCGTCTCGTAGGCGGTGATGATCTCGCTGGTGACCGCCTGCGGATCGTCCGGGATGACTTTGAGCAGCTCGCTCATCGCGGCTTCACCTCTGCGCTGATCTCATCGCCGCCTTCGGCGAGCTTGAAATAGACCGTGACGCGGATGGCCGCATCATCATCGAGCGCGACAACCACGCGCGTGACCTTGACGCGCGGCTCCCAGCGGCGGATGGCCTCGACCGTCTCGCGCACGATGTGCGGGCGCGCGCGGTCAATCGGATAGTCGAGATACATCCACACCCGGCTGCCGAAGTCGGGCCGCAGCGGGTCGCTGCCCTGCGGGGTGCGGAGAATGATGGAAATCGCCTGGCGGATGTCGTCGATGCCTTCGACGAAGCCGTCGCGCCCAAGCGCGGGCTGCCAGTGGTGGGTGGAGGGGGTCATGGCGGAGATCATGGCCGGCTTCGCTGGGCGGGATAACTAACGCGCGTTGCAATCAATGGCTGTGGTGGTTGCTGTTGCCGCCGCCGTCCATGATGCTGCCCGAGGCGTCGATGTTGCCATCGACATGCACGTTGCCGGAGATGCTGGCCGCCGCAGCGCCGCCGCCAGAGACACTGATGCCGCCCTGCACCGTGAGCCGCCCCTGGATCAGCGCGTGACCGGTGCAGGTGGTGGAGGGCGTATCCAGCGTGACCGATGGGGCCTGCACTTGCACCGCCCCGTCGGCGATGATCGTTGCCGGCCCGCGCACCGAGACGAGCAGCCTGTGCGCCGCGCGGTCGTATTCGACCGTCGTGCCGTCGGCGAAAGTGGCGCGCGTGATGTCCTGCGTGCCGCCGGGAGATGGATCGCGCGCGGAGTAGAGCGCCCCCAGCACCACGCCTTCCTCGCCATGCGGGTCGAGCAGCAGCGCCACATGCTCGCCCACGTCGGGCAGATGCTCGAAGCGGTCACGGTGCGTGCGTGCGACCAGCACCGGCAGCCAGTAAGTTTCCAGGTCGTCCAGATCGGGCAGGCGCACGCGCACGCGGTGCGTGGCCGCATCCACGGCGGTGACGAAGCCAAAGCGCAGCGTGGCGAGCGATTCGCGCAGGGTCTCGATCATGATGCCTGCTCCTTGATGCGCTTGAGCATGAGTGTGGTCGCGTAGCCGCTGCCCCGGCCGATCTCATGCCGCGCCTTGATGATCAGATAGCGTCCATCGAGCCGCGACCAGCCGGTCACATCCACCGCCGCGCCAGCGACCAGCAGCGGGTCACCGGGAAGCTGCACTTCGATGCTGGTCTTGTCGATCTCATGCCGCGCCTGCTCAGCTTCGGCAATGGCCTTAGCCTGCGCCGGGGTCTTGGCGCGCACGTGGCGCTTCTTGGTGTCGGATGCCGTGGTCGTGCCTTCGGGGGCCATGACGCCTTTCGATGCGCCATAGACCACGAGTTGCCCGGTGGCCGCGTCGTGATGGCGCAGCTCTGTGCGGCTGGGAACATCGGTGATGCGATCACGATAGGCGAGGCGCGAGATGTCCTGGGGTGCAAGCGTGCGCACCGGCTCGGCATCGTCGCCCAGCTTCATGACGGCCAGCGTCCGGTTGTTGTCTGTGAGCTTCACCGCATAGCCGTATTCGCGCGCGATGCGCACCGCGAAGGCCCAGTCGGTCTCCTGATACTGCGTTACGCGGTCGATGGGGATGTTTGCCACCTCGCCCTTGCGCTTCGCGCCGATGCGCTTGGCGATCTCATCAAGAATCTTGGCAAGCGTGGTGTTCTCGTACTTGCGCCCGATGCGGGTGCGCACGGCGCGGGAAATACCCGTCGCCAGCGCCCGGATGCGGATGGTCATGGGCGGCGATTCAACCTCGATCTCATCGACGTCGAAGGCCCCGCATGAAACGAGCGGCTGCCCGGCATAACCCATCTCGGCGGCGATCTCCATGCCCTTGTCGGGATACCACTCGGCAAGCCAACGGCTTTTTACGGCATCGGTTTCGGCAAGCTCCACATCCAGCGCATCCGCCTCACCAGTGAGCCGGTCGGTATAGGCAACGCGCATCAGATACGGCGTGAGGTCGGCGGTGATGTCGCGCCCGTTGTAGGTGATGCGCACTTGTGGTGTTATCGCTTCCACGGCGGCAGTCCAGCGTTAGAGACGGCAGCGGGCCGCTCGATCAGCGGCACCGCGATCTTGAGCCTGGCGGGCAGCAGCCCCGCGCGCGGCGCATGCGGGTTGGCGGCGATCAGGCGCGGCATCTCGCGCACGTCGCGGTAGTAGCGCCAGGCGATCAAGTCCCAGCGCTCGCCGTCGATGGTGGTGTGCACGATGGCCTGCGTCATACCCAGACCTCCTCGACAGGCAGACGGCTCGCGGCGGTTGCCGCAATGCGGCCCACCGAATCGCGCACATCTTCGAGCGCCTGCGCGCCCGCGCGCACGCTCGACAGGGCCGACGAAACGCCAGAGAGCCCACCACCGAGCGCGGCCGCTGCCATGCCAAACTGCTCGCGCGCCGACTGAAAGGCCGATCGCGCCTGCTTAGCTTCGTCGATGACCGCAGCGACGTCACGCAGCGCATCGAGGGCTTCGACGGGGATGGTCACGCCGAAGGCGGACACGGCATCGGCAAGTCCCGGCAGCGCCAGCAGCGCGGAGGCCGGGTGGCTCTGCGCCAGCGCCGCGAAGCTCGCCACATCCGCCGCGAGCTCAATCCCGCGCGCGATGGCCGAGAGTCCATCGGCGGCCATCTGCGCGATGCCGCCGGGACTGCTCAAGGGCGCATCCTCGATCAGGGCGAAGTCATCCACCGTCGCGGCTTCGATCGGGATGCGGTAGCCGCCCATCACCACACCCGGCGGGTTGGGCTGCGCCGGATCGCCCACGTATTCGCGCAGCGTGATCGAGAGCTCGAAGGCGATGGCGGAGCCGTAGCCGTCGGTCTGCGTGGTCGTCACCTCGGCCTCGGTGATCACGAACACGCCCCGGTATTCGCCGGTGCCGAGCACGAAGGCCACCGGCTCTTTGGCATCCATCTTGTCCTTGATCTTGCGCACCTCATCCGCCGGGTTGCACCACTGCGCATGCAGGCGCGCATCGATCTTCACCTCGTCGGGCCGATGCCCGGTGTATTGCAGCAGGCTTTTCCTGCCGATCAGCCCCTGCTCGGCATACTCCGCGCCGTAGCGCATGGATAGGCCATCGAGCCAGGTGATGATCTCCAGCTCCACGTCATTGAGCACGGCATAAAGACTCACGTCGTCGACCCCCAGCCGACGCGATTGCGCTCGGCGTTGTAGCGGCGCATCCACCGCTCGAACTCGGCAAAGCTCAACTGCTCCGCCTGCGTCACCTGCGCACGCACGGCCTCAGGGTTGGCTGCGCCGGTGACGGTGATCTGCGGCGCGAAGGTGATGTGCATCGCGCCCACCGCCCCGCCCGCGCCGACTTTGGGCATGGGCGGCAGGGCCAGCGCGGGCGGCGCGAGCCCGAGCGTTGCCGCCCCCGCCATCGCAGCGGCGGCTTTCTGCACTTCGCCCAGGCTGGCACGCATTCCATGCGACAAGCCTTCACCGAGAAAGCCCCCCAG